GGTCTGACCATTTAAAGTTACTATTTCATTAATCTCATTATAGTCTGCGTCTAAACCATATAACTGAACTGTTCTTGCTCCAGTACCAGTAGATATATCATCCGTAGAACTGCTTGATACTTTTAATATAGATGCAGCAGAAAGATAGCTGTAAAGACCACCTTCTGCCCATATAGTTTCAAGAGAATTATCTACATCTGGATTAAAACCAAACTTAAAATTAGTTTTGTGAAAAGCAATTTGTCCTCTTGCAATTTGTAACTCAAAAGGCTCGTGCTTTCCAGTGCGTGTCATTGAGCTAGGCGTACCCATCAGAACTCTCCGTTATGCATTGCGTTAGAAAGTTTTATAGCCCGTCCTTTGACCTGCCTCGCCCATCTGGAATCGAGCATTTCTTTGGCAGCTACGTCAAACTGTTTTTCGTGTATTGCATTCCACATCTTTACAAATTTTTTTAAACGTGGAACACCCATATTAAATGCCATGTCCATTAATACAAGTTGTCGTACTGAATCTAATTCTTCAACACAAGGATGTGCTGCACATAATTCTTTTTCTACAATCTCAATATCGTTTTCAAGAAGATACTTTGCATCATTTTCATTAATGCCAAACTCATAGATAACACCCATGTTAGGAATGTCCATATAATCTAGTTCTTCTTTGCTAATACCACGATCAATAAGATTTCTTCCTACACCAATGGTGTCAATCCCAAGAGTATCTTGGTACACAGTAAGAACCATACCTTCATGTTCAATTAGTTTTTCAATGAAATGTTTTCTACTATACTTCATTTCTTACTTTCTCCACCCATCCAGATTCCGAATGCACCTGTCATAGCACCCATTACAATGCTTACAAAGGCTGATTGTGGTGCTGTTGGGTCTTCCAAGCTCATAAACCACTCGGCACAACGCCAACTCATTATGGTCATTATCAACATCATTAATCGTGGAAGGATCTTCCACTCTAGTATCTGCTGTGCTCCCATTAAGCACTTACTGGCTTAAACATTTCAAGCCCCTTAATAGTCAGTGGTTGTCTTTTTGGCTGTACTCTTTTACCTGTACGAATGTTAATAATTGTACCATCTGGAAGATAATACAAACCAGTTTCAGGATCATAACGTCCACCTAAAGGGCTAGGTGTAGCCTGTGTTGTTGTACTAATTAAGGATGCAAGATCAGATGTAGGTTGTGTTGCAGTTCCTATACCTTTTGCATAATAACTTTTTAGAGCTTCTGTTAATGGTGTATCTTCTTCTTCAACAGCAGCAACAGTAGAGACAGCAGAAGCAGGTGTACGTTGTTCTGCACCCCCACCATCATTATTATATTGATTAGAAGCAAAAGGATCAAAACTAGGATCACCAGAATATACTTGACCAAGTACATTTTCTTGACCTGTTAATGTACCATATATAGAAGCAAGCCCAGATGAAAAAGGACTTGTATGCATAAAACCAGCAACCTTACCAGTAGCAGGATTAATTTTATATCCAGTAATGCTCTGACCAGATTCTTCTAATGCTTGTGCTCTTTGGCCTAATCGTGTATCAGCAAAATCTTCTCTTTGTTGTTCTGTTAAACCACCGTAAGTTGGAGTATCTTGAACACCAGCTATAGATAAATCTTGATCTTTACCATAAGAATCAGATGCTCTTTCTCCCGGATCATATGGATCTCTATCGTCTTGATCGCCACCTACAAAACCAGTGTTTGGACTAGCACCACCACTTTCTGATTGTTGGATGTCTGCATAATCAGGACGAGCAGCACCAAAATCTTGTGGTGGATAAGCAGGAATACCCATTGGACCTTTTTTACCAGCACCACCAAGTTGTTTTAGTGTACGTCCTTCTTCTGGAGTAATCCATGCAAGCATGTGTAACTGACCATCAATGTCAATTGTACGTGGTGCTTTTACCATGTCTTTTAGTGTACCTTTTTTCTTCTTAGCCATTTGGATCTATCCTTGAATTGTATAGTTGTTCGTATAAAGTATTTATTTCCTCATATGGAATATCTGCCTGTGGTCCTGCAAATGTATCTCTTGCTTTTAAATCTGTAGGCACAAAAGTATTTTGATCTGCAGAATAAATTAATTGTAGTTCAGATGGTTGAAGTTGTCTTTTCTTTCCACCCAAAGTAATATCCTGTGCTAATCCTTCAATGGAATAACCCATATCTTTGTATAATTCTAACACACCACGAAGTTCTTTGAAACCTTCAAGTCTTTCTTTTTGTGTATCTCTATATGCCTTACTTACATCTTCGGCTGTAGCATTAGGATTGTTCAATACATTTTTTAATGTTCTGTCTGCTTTTTTAATACGGCTAATTGGTGTGAAAATATTACGTCCAATACCTGCAGACATATCATAATTAGTACGTCTAAAACCAAAGAAAGCTGGAACATCTACATCACCTTCTGCGATAGTAAAGAAGTTGTCTGACATTCCAGAATTTTCATAGTCTGCTCTACGTTCAAAAAACTTTTTATATCCGGGATCATAAAGATCAACAATCATGCTAAGAGAATTAGCTAAAAATTCTTTAGCTGGCATATCATAATCTTGTTTGCCAGAATAAATATCACTAATAGTTTCTGTAATCATAGAAGGTCCAACAATAGGATACAATGTTTGTTCAAGTGTACCTGTTGCCAAACGATCTAGTTCAACATCTGACATAGTTTTACCTTCTAAAAGTGCTTGATGTACACCTCTTGCAGCAATCTTAACAATATTGTAAGGATCATATGAACCTAAATAAAATAAAGGAGAAATAACGTGTCCAGTTTTTTCATCTTTTTCTATAGGACCTAAATAAACTCTATCTTGATTTACATAATAAGGAGCACCAAGAAGAGACATAGATTTATCTTGTTCTTCTGTAATACCAAACATTGCCATAGATGCATTGTGCACAACATCACCAAATGAACCAGCAACTGTCATACCTGCCAATCTAGTTGCAGCCACTTTACGTAATTCATTGGCATTAAAGTTTTCATCACTTGCTTTAAATCCTGCATTACGAATATCATCAAAAGTATATTTAGCAAGATTTTTAGATGTACGAATCATTTCTGCAGGGAAAGCAACAAAGTCACCTACAGGAGAATAACCTGTCATTTTAATAGCACGAGGCACAAGACGATAATTAGGCATCATATCACGTGTACGTTGTGCAGCCATTTGTTTAATAGCATTATCATCTAATGTAGGATATACTTTTTTAAGATAATCTTTTGTACGTTCAAAATGAATAATTTTAAAGAAGTCATCTTCTGCCTGATATACATCAGCAATTTTTTTACCTGCTGCTTTTGCACGATTAAAGCCAGTAACTTTTGAAAGGTATCCATCAGAATCTTTAAATGCTTCGTTAAGATTTCGTCTAACAATACCAAGACCAACACCAGAGTTAGTAATACCAAGCTCTACATATTCAGCTAACTGATCTGCTAATTCTCTATTATTTTTATTACGTAATTGGTTTGCTGTTGTTTTAACTGCTTTTGATATAGATGTTCCTGTAGGAAGAATACCATTTGCTGTAAGCATAACAACGTTACCTATCATGTTTTTACCATGTGTAGGAATATTTAAAACAGTTTTTGCAAACTGAGAAGAACCTTTTAAACCTGCATAGCCTTGTATAATATTTTTTAATAAGGTCGGTCTTATGCCTTCAAGAGTTACATCAAAACCTTTTTTAATTGCATCTGCATATGCTTTATCTGCATAGACACCCTGCAAAGGATTAGCTACATCACCACGATTAGCACCTTCAAAAATCCATTTAAGTTTTTTATCTGCACCAACATCAGAAGAAAGTTCTACCATGCTTCGTTGCACTTGTCTGATAGCCTCATCCTGTGTAAGATTAGGATTTCTTTCTCGTAATTTTCTTACTTTATTTTGAAACTGAATGCTAAGATGTGATGCAACTTCTTCCATAAAATCATATTGAGCATTCATGTTAGCAAGTTTAATATATGTATTTGTAAAGTTTTTTGCTGGGTCTTTTACTTCACCAAGCAAATCACGAATACTTACATCAATATCTTTTCTGCTCATCAAAGGTTTACTTGATGATGCATACTTGTTTTTACCTGCTAGACTTTCCATAAAATTAGAAAAGGTTGAAGCATCTTCAGTCTTTGCTAGTTTTTCAAGAGTATCTTGAACAATAGGATTGTTTCTTGCCACACCTAATTGACGTGCTACATAATCAGCAGCATTGTCAATAACGTTATCTGTCAGACCATCAATAAGAGCATCACCTTCTTCCCTTGTAATCTCTCCTCTACGTACACGGTCATTAACCAAACGTTCTCTTTGAATATTTTCTGGTCTTTTTAAAATTCTTTTTTGAAGTTCTTTTCTATATGCAGGACTTTCAAAAAAATCATATGACCTGTTAAGATAAACACCCATATTAGAATCAATTGTTGCACGAAGATTACCACCCCCTACAGGCAAACGAGCAGAAAGACTATCAAGTTCATTTCTCATTAGTCGTACATTTTCTGCAACTTCAGGAGCAATATCTTGCAGCATACGAATACGATCTTCGTTACCAGCAAGTGCCTCATTAATTACATCTCTATAAAACTCATCTGTTTTATATTGTTCTGGTAATGTGTCATCAATAGATTTTTGAAGTTCTGTTGCAAAACCATCAGCACGAATAACTGATTGTTCATCAATGGTTTCTCTTTTTAACAAAGCACGAAGAAAATTATCATCAGTTCCCATACGAGAACCAAGATACTGCCCAACACGTCTACGTGGCTTTTCTGTAATGTCTGCTAGAGTTGATACAAAAGGACGAGCAGCACCACGAGTTGTATCACCAATTTGTGTTACTGTATTCCGAACAGATGAAAGAGAACCTTGCCTATAACTACGAGCAAGAGCAGAAGCCATAGATCCTGCAGAGTGTACACCTGCACCAAACAAACCTTCAATAGCAAGATTACGAATAAAAGCATCAAGATAATCTTTTGCTTCTACATCATCTGGATTTTCAGCCAGTTGTTTTAAACGTTCCATTGCTTGTGCATCTTCAAACACATAAGCACGAACCAAATCAAAAGGGTTTTCTCTTGGGTCTTCAATAGCAGTTGCACCTGCTGCCCAAGCAACACCATAGCCACCTGCTTTTGCAAGTGTTTTTCCTTTAGAACCAAGACGATTAAAAGTATTTGCTATAAATGGAGTAGAACGAGCAACCTTTTCACCAACTTTAACGGCTGTTCCAACAGGCAATGCATAACTTGCAAGAGTACCACCGACTTCTTCAACCCCTGCCATAATACCTTTACCATGATAAGGATCTAAAAAACCTTGAATATCTTTTCTAATACTTTTAGGAATTACATATTCATATGCTTGTTCAGTTCTATTTAATACTTCATCTGGAAGAACTGCTTCACCAATAAAACCTGCAGCATCAGCAGTAGCACCTACAGCCCTACGAAACATTCTTTCAAAAGGACCTGAATAATTTTCAGTAGTAAAATATGTTTCTAGTTCTTTTCGTCTTTCATCATCAGGTGCAAGACCAAGTTTATCTGCAAAATCTCTAGCACCAGCCAAAGCATTCTTTTCATCTTGTGCTGCATCTCTAATATCAGCAGCATCAACTTCAAGAGAACGAGCTACTGCATTAATATCATTTTGGGTAAGAGAACCCTTCTCTGCCTTGATTCCAGCCAGAGCACTTTTTGCTTGATTATAAGTTTGAGACTTATAATTAAGAGCCATTATTCAGCATCCAAAATATCTTCTGCAGTTACACCTACTGTACTATTTGCAGTAGTATCACTAGATTCTGTTTCTGCAGGTGTACCTGCTCCACCAGCCTTACCTTGGGCAGCTAACTGCCCCATAATTCCCATAATAAGTTCTTCTTGTTTTGATTGAGTATCATACATGCTTGGATTTTCTGCAATAATAGTACGTGCCTGAGAACGTGCATTTGTTACAAGATCTGTAATATTACCTTTAGCAATACCTAAACTTTCAGCAAACTTACCAAGGGTAGTTGTTACATCAAGACCAGACAAATAATCAGTAGGTGTAGATAAT